TTGCCCTGACGCCGTCGTACAGAATCTGATCCTCTGGACGCCCTACGTGGCCGTCCTTTCTTGGGTGGACGAGGGTCTCGTCCTTGTCGAAAACATATAAATTAGGCATTGTTCTTGTCCTCCCTTTTAATTCTTCTCAATCTGTTTCCAACCTGAGTCGGACTCAACCCCACACGATCGGAAATCTTGGCATAAGTCAACCCGTCCGATCGTAAACGTATCAAAACCTCGTCCGAAATCTTAACAGGTGCCCCAAGCCCTCTAAAAACTCGATCGGGATGCGATAGGTTCAGCGCCTTAGCAATCCTCAGCGACAGCGAGTGCGATGGGTTCGCCGCCAGCTCTATCAACTGCTCGATTACGATCGTGTAGTTGGCTTGCGACCTTAACCATCGGCTAGCGCGATCGCTCAGACTCTTCATTTCCATTGCATTCCGTCCGCCCATTCGCGGTTAGAGATTTTAAGCATCGATATTCGGTGATCGTATGTCATTCTGCCAGACTGACTCATGAAGTCGCTGGCGTCCTGGTAAGTTAAGCGATCGAGCCATGTCTTAGCCTGGTAGTTCGCCACCATATAGCCGTTATCCGTGCAGAAACTTAATCTCATATAAATGATTCCTAATACTTCTGTACCCAAAGTTTATCAAGACCCCTAGTAATTGTCAACTAATCCGCATCCTCGGATTAGTTGACAATTACTAGGGGAGGGCGTGTAACTATAAGGCATGGGAAAAACCACTTCACATCCCACATTGCTCAGATTAAACATAAAAAAGTGGCGATCGCCTTCCTTCGATCGCCACTTTTCAATGAATCCAAATCCTAGACAACCGGAAGGACAACCGGAGGTGCAATAGGATCGGCAGGTGGCACAACCGGTGGTACAACGATAGGAGGCTCTGGAAGCACCACGGTTGGCTCAGCAGGCACAGGTGGAACAACAACGACAGGAACAACCGGGGGAGCAACAGGTACAGGAGGTGCGGAGATTGACCCGATCGCCGCTTCAATTTCTGCAATCTTGGCCGACTCAGCATCGAAATTGACCGAATCATCAACGGCCAACTGAAGCGCCGCGACTTTATCCTTCAGCCCCTTAATCACTTCATCGGCTGAAGCTGAAATTGCCTTAAGCCCTGCAATAACTTCAGCAGATGCGGCCTTTTCTTTTGCAGCTTCAGCTACGGTGCTCTTTTCTTGTTCCACTTCATCAGCGACCTTAGCCGATAGATCTGTGAGCATTGCTAACATTGTTTCGCGAGTAGTCGCCATTATAAAACCTCTAATTTAACAGTTCTTCTATCATAGCATTAGCTATCATGCACAATAGCCAATTGCTTGTTTAATGCTTGTTCAATGCTTGTAAACCGGATGATTCTGGCACATCAACTGCGACGAAGTGATGTCGAAGTTGAGGTGCTTATTCCATATTTTGCCATCAAAAGTGCGATCGATTCAAGACCTAGTATAGTCCTTATTTTCACTGCTAGTTCATATTTAAGGCGGGCGATCGTCGCTTCTTGCGATGTTGATGGATGATCCGACCATGCAAGGACATCAGCTTTGATTAATCGCCCCTTACCTGCAATCGCATACTGCCGCATTGATTGATCAGCCGATTGCAAGTCTGTGGCTATTTCCGTCAGCATATCAAGGCGAACGGAGGGAAGAGTGCCTAAGATAGTTTGCAGCGTGATGATCGTCACAACTAGAGGTGACGCGCCAGTGGATGAGTGATTGCTAGTGAGGACCACATCAATAAACGGCTCGTTTATGGCATCAAGGATAATAAATTGTTGCCGATCGGTGAGCATTGAGGGGACCGCTTCAAACTATGTTTCCCTATTATTCCCAAGGCTGCGGGAATAATAGGGAAACCATTTCACTAAACATCATGACGCAACTCGAACAAGCCCTTGGAATTCTGAATGGATTAATTGCCACCGATCGGCAAGCGGGCATCTCTATGGAAATAGCAAAGGCCGTTGATCTTATAAATCTTTTCAGTACTGACACGACTGATGAGGTTGCAGCAACCGAAAGTCTTGTAGAAAGCCTGCCCGAATTAGTTGCTCCTGACAAAAAAGAGTAAAATCTGAGTATCGTACTCAAGTTTTATTAATGCCTCAAATTAGACCGCCTGACAATCCATATCATTCATTGATAGCAAAACATACAAAGCTAGCCTACAAAATAGCTTATGCATTTTCTGGCGGTCATTTAGGCAGGTATGAGGATTATAGATCGGTCGCTCTTCTGGCACTGGTGGAAGCAACGCAAAGTTATAACGCTGAACTTGGGGCGTTTTCAACTCACGCGACTAACAAAGTACGGAGCGATTTGCTTCATCATGTTAGGGATTCATCGTCAGTCCCTAGAGCTTGGATTGAAATCTATGAACGGGTTAAGCGTGCCCATGTGGCGATGAACAGGGCACTTGCGATTGGTGGATGTCCATTGATATCGATTGAGCAGGTTGCCTCTCGTTTAGGGGTTGCAGACTGGCTGGAGATTGAAACGGCAATGAGACATCCTAATCCAACTTCATTCGACCTTCAGTCATCGCATTTGACATCTGATGTAGATGACATCGATCGTCCTCAATTGGTCAGGCGTGCGCTGCTATCAATGCCTATGGAATCACGAACCCGACTAGAGAAATACATGATGTCTTCCGGCACTGAATCTCATGGGTTGGAAGATTGCCTAGCTGAATTTAAAAACATCTATGAGAGGCTCTATGAAGCTTGCGACTAATGAGCAAATGATGATTCCGGGGCTAGAGGAATACGAAAACAGAATAAACGACCTACGATCGAAAGGTGCAGTTTTGCTGGTTGAGATTGGCAAGCATTTATCAGAGGCCCGGATTCAGTTTGCAAATCATCCTCAGCAATACTGGGAAGACTGGCTAAGGATTAAATTTCAAATGAAGGTGAAAGCAGCAGAATTTGCCATTTCCGCATGGGAGATGATGCACGGGACTAATCAGGTGCTCACTGAATCGACTTTAAGAACCTTAGTCAGGCTTTCCCCTACAGCTCGGCAAGACATCCGACAAAGGTTATTAAATGGGGAAATAGTCGATCGCAAGGCCATCACAAAATCAGTCCAGAAGTCAAAAGAAATCATCGTCGGCTCGATCGTTTCGTCGGATGGCGATTTTGGGAAAGTGACTGCGATCGATGGTGAGGTTGTGATGGTTTCGATTGAGGATGCAAGGTCAACGCCCTATTTTAAAACTGAGTTAGTTTTAGAAACTGAGGACCAAATCAGTTTACGATTGCTAAAAAAAGCGAAGATCGATAGCAATTCAAGTGACTATCAAATCAGGATGATGGGGGATGAATTGGACTTACTCAAAGGCACGCTCTACAAACTTTGGGCAAAGCGCGATTATAATTCCGGTTGGAATGATTGGGTATTGATTCGGCATCCATCTATTGATGATTGGGGTAGCGATGCCTAGTCCCTTAGACACGTTTAGCAACGCCACGATCGTGTTTACGATGCCAGCTCCGGGCATTTATTATGATCAACTAGGCAACGCACAAGCCGGATATCAAAACTTACCTTTTCGCGCATTTTTGAAAGATGCCCCGTCTCTATTTTCAACAAAATATCATGATTATCCAGGGGTTGATCAGTCGGCATTAGTTCTATCAGGATACGTCACAAGCCCATCAGCGTTGCCAATTAATATTACCGTGAATCGTTGGTACCAATGCCAATATGGGGTCACTTCAGGATGGTTCTATCTGAAACCATTTGATAATTTTGGAAGGGCAGGAATTGATTTAATGGTTGAGGCTGAGATAGGAACTGCAATCGCTGGATTCTTCCAGATAGGACGGGTTATTTAATGAAAATAGATTTATCTAGACTAAACAGCGCGATCGACAATGCATTTGCTGCCACTGTTCAGGATGTGGCAACTGCTGCTCAGATTGCACTAACAGCGAAGCGCTGGCGGTGGTCAGGCGCGACGGTACGACGATCGGGCGAGATTGCGGGTTCACCTCGAAATATCATTGATACGGGCGTCCTATACCGATCACAACAGGTCAAAAACGATCGAAAACTAGCTTCAATTTCATATGATGTCAAGTATGCGGCGATCGTCCATCGGGATAGGCCATGGTTGAGCACAGCATTAGAAGAGACGGACGCGGTGAAAACTTTTGCAAAATATTTAAGGAAAAATTTATCATGAGTGCAATGGTATTACGCGATCGATTAAAAGAAATCCTAGCCGATAAATTAGGCACTTACACGCTGTCAAATGGCGAGATAGTACCTGCTATCTATTGTTCCGAGCGTGCCGACGCATGGAGCAACGATCGCACGGTGAGGGGCTTAGAAGTGATCACGGTTGTGTCCCCAGTAATGAAATATGATGTGTATATAAAATATTGGGAAATCGATCGATTAGCTTCTAGTATGGATTTAAAAAATGTTTGCGATTTAATTCAGCAGCATTTCTGTGTTGACTCATTTGAAAGCCTTAAACTACCGGAGCAGCCAGAACTACGATCGATCATAAAATGCGTGGTGAATGCACAAGGTTTTTTAAACTATGATCATGATTTTCTAGGGATTTAAAACTGTTGGGAATAATACACTATCCCATAGTATAGATTCTAGAAACTATGACTATTTACACTCAAGGTGTGGGAACCCGAGTCTTTTTCGGGCTTCTCACAAGTCAAATGGTCCTCGCCAATGATGCGACGGGCATCCTGCTACCCCCTCCAGACGTTATGGTTACGTTAAGTGCCGCTGCTTCGGTTGCTGCTGCTGCTGATGTTCTGGCAGGCTTCCAAACATTATCCGTGACTTCTATCACGGCAGGCATTGGGAAAGGAACTCGGTTACTGTTCAGCAGCGGTACTAGCTACTATGCTGTGACGTTGGTCTCCGATGCTTTGGTTGCAGGGGCATCTATTAATGTTCGCCCATTAACTCAGAGCATCCCAACTGGAGCCGTAGCATCCCACAAGGGCATGATTCAGCTCGTCGGCGGTAAGTCAGCCAACCTTAAGATCACTTCGGCTGATGATAGTTTCACGACGTTTACTGCGTTGCCTCTCGGCTTTGTTGGGAATGCGTTGTCTGGGTTCAAAACCGGGACGATCAAATCTTCGGAATGGATGGTTGACTATGACACCGCCGTATCGCCTACCGATATTTCGTTTAGTCGCATTCGTTATGCGGCAGTGCAAGCGGCGTCCGGTTGCGTTGCCTACGTACGCCACATGAAACAAGTCCCGATCGGTTATTTAACCGGGGATACTTGTGAGGGTTATGTGCAGCTTGAAGGTTATGACGAAACGGTACAATCTGAAGGTACGGTAACGGTAAAAAGCAGCATGAAAGGTCGCCAAGCGCCATTGCTCGTTGACGCTGTTCCTATTGCCACCTCTTAATCTCTGGCAACTCTAAGGCAGTCTTTGTACTGCCTTTTTATGATTGGTCCCCATGAATAATAATCCTGATTTACCTAACTATGTCCACTCATCTTTGCTTGACGTTTTACCTGAATTGACGTTAGTTTCTGATGTCTGGACGGGTTTGCGATCGGGTTTTACTCAATACCTTATGCAAGAAAAAGAAGAGCCAGGAGACGAGTATAAAAAGCGATTAAGTCGGACAGCCTTTGATAATCTTTACACACCCACAATTAAGGGTTATACGGGCCTACTTTCTCAGTTTAGGTTGTCTGAGGATACGGCAAGTTCGATCGTTTCTAAAATCGATAATATTGATGGACAGGGTAATAGTTTAGAAGTCTTTCTGTCGGACGCTGACGATCTAGTGTTGCGTGATGGTTGCGTTGCTTTTTTGGTAGATTTCCCAAAGACGGACGGGCTTGATATTGTTAGCCCACTTGATTTAGAGCGATCGGGCTTAAGTCCTTATCTTTCTCTAATCGACCGTCAAAATATCATCAATTGGGATTTTGAAATAGAGGCAGGCATAACCTATTTATCTTTCATTGTTTTAAAAACAAATCGATCGGTAAAAGTTGGGAAATACGGATCCGAATCAGCAACTATCTATCGAGAATTTCGGCGTGGAACTGCTGAAACTAATTACAAATGCATTTACCTTGAATGGCAGATTGTGACGATCAAAAACATCGATCATGCTGAGCTAATCAATGACCCACGAGCGTATTCAAAACAAAATATCCCGATCGCTTTATATAGCACAACCGATCGCAATCCACTTTCAACCTTGCCACCGTTTATTAACGCGGCCAACCTCAACATTCAGCTATTGAGAAAGCAAAGTGAATTAGATGAAGTGATGCATAAAATTAATATGCCTGTCCCTGTGCGTCGGGGAATGCAGCCTGTGGTAGATATGTCATCGCCCACAGGGATGCGCTACCCAGCGGCTGTGATTGGTCCTAATAGTATTCAAGACTTGCCTGTAGATGGTGATTTTAAGTTTGAGGAACCGACCGGAGCCGCGATCGCAGCGACTGAGCAAAATATTAAAAGTTTGAGAGGGTCAATCGATCGGGTTTCCTTAGCTTTCCTAAGCGGTGACAAATCAGGAGCCATGACCGCCACTGAAGCGCTTCTAAACACAGCACAAGTGACCACGACTATCTACGGCATTGCTCGAAGGAAAGAGAGCGTTGTTCAGCTAGTTTTTGACCTATGGATTGGCTATACTGGCGAGCTGACTGGCGGCACGATTGCGATCGACGATTCAATCATTAAAATGCCAATCTCTGATCAAGGCGCTCAAGTCATTCTTGACGCGATGGGCGTTTCTATTAGTCGAGAGCTTGGATTTGAAATATTGAAAGACCGCCATTGGTTACCAGAAGGAACGTCGATTGAAGCTGAACTAGACCGCCTAACCCAGGTATTCCCATGATTAAGGGACACGCGATCGTCATTGCTAAGATCAAAAAAATCACTGACGTAGATATCAGACGGGCGATCGCTAGGAGTGGGAGTTTAGCTGCGTATCTAAACGCAAAGTTTGACGGGAATAATAGAACAGTACTCAAGAGAATCCCATCCCATGTCAGAAGTTAAATCTTATATTATTCCGTTTGTAACCGAGCCTCAAAAACGCATCGCTATTGTTGGCAAGCCCGAAATGGGCATTCTCAACATCCCTCAATACAAGATGCTGTTGACGATCGAAAAGGTTGAGGTTGAGGCCGCAGAATTATGGACAGTTGAAACTCAAGATCGATATGTTGCAACATTGGCAAAAGAGATCTATGACAACGCACCTAAAAAAGATCGCGCATTTGAGGTTTCGCAGTCTTTAATCCCATCGGGTTCTAAGGTCATTGTGTCCCCACAAAATGACGATGCCCCAGCCCTTAGCCTGCATGAATACGATCGCGTCATTCGTGAACTGATGGCAGGTTATATTGGCGCCGAAGTTCCAAAAGATTGTGCAGACGAAGAAGCATTTTTAGCCGCTGATTTCAGTGAATACGAAAAGCGGAAAGCTAACAATCAAAATTTAGTTTTTGCCTATCTTGTTAAAATCAATGAGCTTTCAGCTCAGATTGCACGCGAGGAAGATCGGCGCTATGAAGTGTATGCCACGGTCATCGCTAGACATCGGATCGCAGGGTTAGAAGGCATTGAGTATTCCGATCTAAATGATGCAATGAAAAGCCCTAGCCTGTTGGTTCGCCTTGGTTTGTTTGGCATCTATGAAGACCGTGGGCAATTGTACGAAGAGTCAGCGATTGGAGCCACTGAAGATAAGGATGCAACCCCAGCAGTCCCAACGCCAGCACCCGCGCCTAAAACTCAGGATGAAGTGGTAAAGCCTTAAGCTATCAACCGCCTAAAACTGATTGGGCAGAGCTTTACTATCGGTGGTGTCACAGACTAAAACAAGATGTTATTACAAGTGCAAAGGCGTTTGGTCTTAGGCCGATCGGCTTGGTACTGCAAGATCTTCAATGGGCTGAAAAGCTTTTTGAGGAGGATTTGCACCTGCAAGAATTAGGCATTGCGGCGCTTAGTTCTTTGACCTTGAATATCAACCGAGATCCAAAGACACCGCCGACAAAATCAAGCGACTTCCATCACTTTATGAGGTCAGGTAGCAATACTTTCCCAGCGATTGCCTGCGATACTTTTGCGGCACTTTCAAAAGATGCCCTATTGCCTTCATTGTTTTATGATGTGATTCCGCCTGAATTGCTTCAAAAACTAATCGATGGCAAAAAAGGCGGACGTGTCACCACCACTAGAGCGCTCATTGCTGACGATATCTTGATCATTGCACCACGAATCCTTAACGGGTTTGTGACGTCCCCTCTCGGCTGTTTAGGAGCATTAGATAGCGGATGGTACGAGGTGCGTGATGTTGATACAGATGAGCGGTATGAGGTTGAAATACTGCTAGAGGCTGAAGCGATCGGAATGGCACATACATTTGATGAATGCTCATGGTTGATCCGTCGTGTTGATGATTTGATTTTGTTGAGGTAGTCATGACAAATCCATCGGACCTGTTATCACTGCGGCAAGCGATCGCTCGATCTGAGTTTGCTCAGCAATCACAAAAAGTCCCTAGCGAAGCCAGTGAAGTTTACACCTTTGCTGGTTATGCTTCAGGGCTTGATTGCAAGGTAAAAAAAGCTAATGGCGAGGTTTTGAGTGCGCATCTAGAAACTAATGGACTGATCAAAGAAGGTCAGATTGTCTGCTGTTATCAGAGCGGCGGTCAATTGCTTGTTCGGGGCATGAATAAACCGTACCCCGAAAATCCAAACATCCCAGAAGCGAAGGAAAAAAGCAGAATTAAAATACTCTACGTCAAAAAAACTACTACAAGTGTAGAACTATATATTGGGGGCGATCGTCAAAAGCCTAAAATGATCGCTAGGTTCCCACTAGGCACGGTCATAAAGGGTTTATGCCATAACTTAGGGACAGGCGACAAGTATTCGATCGGCGTCACGACTGAGCTAAAAATAGATGCCACAACGACCGATCGATATGTGAAAACGTGGACAGCGGGAAGTGGGCGAAGTGAAACGACCACGGTCAAAACAGACTGGAAAAATGACCGGATTCAGCCGATCGGCTATGGCTTTTTTGCCGAAGGTTGGATGCCTAAATTGCTAGAAAAAAAATGGTTGTTCACCACTCTAAACGCAGATAAAACAGAGAAGAGCCTAAACTTTTTCGACAACAAAGAAGTCTATAAGCTTCGGGCAATGCCGACTGCGGCGGTCATTGAGGCGTACGTGATTAGGAAAGCGTTGGATGATTACAACATCATTATCACGGCGATCGCAGTGGGCGGCACTAGGCAAGTATCAATCCTGACTAAGACAGCAGTGGAAGCACTGCCAAAAGTGAAGCCTGAGAAGTGGGTCTTCGAGGCGATTGATTATTTAATCGATCAAAACGGGTCTACTTTTTTTGACAAGAATTTAACAGGCAGTGCTCAGGTTTTGCCATCGTCAATATCTAAGAAATTGGCCTTAAAGATTTGGCAAGCAGCGATCGGTACTTTTAAACTTAGCTCTACTGCAACTCTTGAAGAATCCACAATTATTAGAAGCTCAGGAAAAAATGATGAAAAAAAAGTTGCTATTGGATCAATAAGCTCTAATTTTTCAGTATTACCGATAAAACTTACTAGGGCCGCTGCGGTTTCATATGGATTTCCTAATGGAGATGTGCCACCTAATCCAGGGGTGAATCCGCTATATCCTTATAGTGGATGGGTCTATTCGTTTGCATCAGGAGTAATTACATCAGTTAGGCCAGGCGACAATTTTGAATTTGCTTTAGGCTGGAATCCGTGGATTGTCGCTCCAAACTTTCAAGGGGCTATCTTAGACGGAATTAATTACCCGACTAGTCCCCCAAAATGGACATTGCAGGGGATCTGTTTAGGGATTCAGTATCGTTATGTCTGGGATTTAAGCAGTCTAGCTCTAGGACCGCCTTCAACTCTTGCTGAGCTAAATGGATTAACACCCAGGAATAGAAGAGTCACAGAAATCCCTCAGAATGCCTTATATCCTGCGGACCCTAATGCTGTATTAGCAGGTCGCCCAGATTTGTATGATGGGTTTAGCCCTATCCCTGTCGGTTGGATTGTTGGGCCTATACGTCCAGAGGCAAGGCAATGTATTATCGCAATTGCAGAAAATGGACAAACTTCTGAAATATGGGATGAGCCGTCAATAAATTTCTATGATGGAAATGTTTATAATAATAAAAATAAAGACATCGTAAATTGGCCACCTGGAACTCCTAGACTTCCCGCGCCAAGTGTAACGCCAAAAGGCCCAGATCTAAATGAGCCAACAAAGCCCTCAGAAGCACCATGGACGCTCGAAGATTATCTATGGAATGACCCGATCGTCGTTGGCAAAAGTGGCGAGGCACTGTGGAAGAATAAAGTATTCATTGACTACACAGGCAACCCACCAAAGAAACCCGCTGCCAAAAAAGATGACAAGTTACTGAAGTTTAAAGCGCCAAAACCTCCAAATCCGATCGGCGGTGGACTATCAGAAGATATTCTTGAAATGACGATCGCAGGTAAATTCCCACTTTTATGTGCTGAAGATAATCTAGTTGGGTCAAAGTTATTTCGAGTCGATCGATCGGTTTTTTATCCAGCGATACCAGGCACACCCAACCCCCGCAGGAGTAGCATAAAGAAGCTCCTTGTGGAAACATATACCTTGTCAGCAACGACCGCTGTTACAGTTAAAAAATACCCGATATTTCCCATTCCTGATGATGTGGAAATATTGTCCGCATCATTCCACTTATAGGGAATAATAACGGAGTACTCAATGTCCCAAGATTCTACAGTTTTAAGATGAAAAAACAATTTAGACGTTACGCAAAACAATCTAGACGTTACGCGATGGACACCCCCGTAGATGTTGAGGGGACCACAGCAGCACCAGAGCCTAAGCCGATCGAGACGCCTGCTCCCACTCCACCAAGGGAAGATTTGACGGCGCTCAAAGAAACTTTGGCGAAAGTGCGGATAGAAAATAATGATTCTCAGAAATCTTTAAAATCAAAGGTAGCTGAGCTTCTAGCAATTCAAACAAAATTTAAGAATATCAACCCTGAAGAATATCAGGTGCTAGTGAAAGAACGTGAATCTTTGCAAGGGCTAGCCGCTGAAAGAGAGACGATCGCCGCCACTTTTGCCGCCGAAAAAAGCAGTTTGCTTTCCTCTCATTCTGCGGCGATTGAAAGTTATGAATTAGCTATTTCGCAATTAAAAAATGAAATTCAGGATGGCAATCGATCGAGAATGCTTGAAAAGGAATTCTTTAAAGTTCAAGGTCGGGCCGAAACCGCTGAAGATGGCTTATCCTATTTTGAAGTGTTTAAGCAGTTTGCAGGCCGATCGTTCACCTTGTCTGAGGATGGCAAGTCAATTGTCGTAGTGGATAGCTCAAAGGCTCCGATGATGTCCATTGCTAATCCTAAGGAAGCGATGTCCCCCACTGAATATATGAAAAGTTTGCATAAGCATCCTATTTTAGGGAATTGTTTCAAACTTGAAAACATCCCGAATGGCTCCGGTGTTAATCCTCCATCGGGTCAGTCGAAGGTAGTCCCAACCCGATCAACATCTGCGATCGATCGATTGAATGCCGCCAAAGCACGCGATCGAGGGGCTGCGTAAATGCTCTTAGTCCCACGGCCACTTAAAATCATCATCGGCACGATTGACTACAGTGATTGCATTTCATCCTATGACGGCGGTGATGAGAAGCTGGGCTACACGTCCGGCCTAGTCGTATTTCGTGGCAAGATGACCATTGGCCGTGCGCTTGGTTTCGATACCTTGGACGATCGCAAAAACAAGCTGTGGAACCGTGGGACACCCGTCAAAATCTATATCTCTGACGACTTTCAAGTTGTAAGACCTTCCCCACGGGGCGGGTCTTTATTTGTGCTGAGTAGCTCATACAGCTTCGATGAACGAACATTGACAGTCGAAGTAGGCGATTCATTCGCGCTATTAATGAACCGTGAGGGAAAAGGCGATCGCACTAACATTTGTCTAGGAACAGCCACAGCCAAAACCGATGTTATTAACAGGCTTTTAGCTGCATCAGGTGCTCCTCCTTTAGTTGATGCAGTACCAGGGATTTTAAGGTCTCCTCATCCTAAATTAGTGACCGGATCTTACATTGAGCAAGCGGGAATCATTGCCGCCGGGTCTGGTTATTTCTTGTTTATGGATTCGCTAAACCAGACCCGAGCAAGTTCGATTGAGATTGGTTTAGGCACTCCGATCGTCACCGTTGACCTTGTGAATAAAGCATCAAATTACAAGCGAATCACAGGTGAGAATCCTGCGGCTTGGTTTGTTGTTAACACTAATTTAGAGTCTACTGATTCATCTCAATATGGGTTTGAATCAACATCCGAGGGCTACGGCCCACTTGCTATCGCTGGCGTTCCATTATTTGGGACAATTATCATCCGGCGGGAATGGCAAAAAGAATCATTATCTGGCAATAAACGGTTTGTACAAACAAAAGTATGGGAGCCTATTGGGGCAATTATCCCGCTGAGAAAGGGGCAAGCAAATCTGATATTGTCCTACGACAAATTAGAGATCTTCGAGTACGAATCTAGCGCAGCAACATCGGGCACAAGCGCCTCTGACATCTGCCAAAATGGGAATCAAGGCAGACTTAAAACGCGGACGTTAACGGTTAGCAGACCGCTTGGAACAGTCCTAGACAAGATTATTCAAACGGCCCCTGTAGAGTTTCAGCCGGGATATCTAGAGAACCTCATCCTTGCTCTTAGAGAGGTGGAAGAGTTTGAGTATGGGATAGCTCAAACTATTACGATCGTAAATACCTTGCCATCTGTTGCGGGTGCGGCTGTCAATCCGAATGCAATACCACCTACTGACCCATCTACAGCTAGGGACCAACTAACAGCAGGATTACGCCACACTTTGTCAAGATTTGAGCCTGCGGGGGCAATAGCGCCTGAAGACTTTGAATGGGCAAGTACATTCGCATTATGGATTGCGTCAGCTTCAACCCATGCTCAATCTTATGAATTAGTCAAAGAATGGACCGAAGCACGATCGGAGGAATGGATCGCCGTTGAACGTGAAAGGGTATCTTTTAACCGAGCAACGCCAGAAGCCGCAGCGGAAAACCGCGCCTTAATACAAGATTCCCAAGCAACAGCCAACAGCTACCCTAGAGACTTATTTTGCGCCTTAGAAATGGTTCGAAACGATCGTAAAGTATCATCGTCAGGTAACACACATCCGCCAGCGCCGGATACTATTCCATCAGCTTATTCTTTGAAAAGTACGCCAAAGCTTTACAAGTATAAAATGCCGATTGATACTGATTATCCCTTTAGGCCAAAAACTCAGGAAGTGACGATCGAATATTTGACAATTAATGGCACGTTGCTAGCTGAAAAGTTAGGGAAAATATCATGGGGACGCTTTAAAGGATTGTCAATTCAAGCTGAATTTTCACAGGATTGGTGGGCCTATACGCCTATGTGTCGGGTGACTGTTTTAGAGCCGTCTATTGAGCTAACAGGGGACGTTATAAATACATCAGCTTACCTTGGGGATAGCTGGGCAATATCAATGTCAGATGGCGAATGCGCGATCGGGATGGATGGGATTTTCTTAGGATTTGTCAAGAACAATATCCTTATCCCGCCTTATGTTGAAGTATCAATTGTTGATGTCGTCTCTACTTCAGTCGCCACAATCCGATCGGTAGTCGTTATAGACCCTACCCCGATCATTTCTCGCACAAGCCTAACCTCAGCAATGGTGAGTACCTTGATCGATGTTTTATCGCCGTTATCCTATGTTACAGTTACTCAGCTCTCTAATACTATAAGAGATGACGCAGCAACGCTTTCCTCCGGCGATGCAATCCTAAATCCAATCACAGGGTACAGGGAAGCTTACAAACTTGAAGCGTCATGGAATAGCCCTCTCAATACAAACCCCAGTGATCTAGCTCCGTATGAGGTTCAAATAAGAAAAAACGGGGGTCCATGGTCTACCGCTGTATTCGTTCCATCCATTTCTAGAACTTCTTTTGCCGTTGAAACCTTGACAGCCGAAATACCAGGGGTTGTGTTTCTATCAAGTAGTGCCACGCCTTACGGTTACGTTGGTCCGGGATCTTACGATCTCAAAGTAAAAACAACGGCGGCAGCGACCGGGGCTTATTCCTCCACACTTATATCGGTTCGATTCCCAAGCCCTTACTATTCTGTCTCTATTGCAGACCTAAACAATGGTAATGCGATCGTCGTTTCTCAAACTTTACCCGTCACAGCAACCATAAGCGCAATTACTTCAGTTCCCCCCGTCATCGCAGTGAAGGCAGGATTCCCCGGTTATACGACGTCAACGGCTATCAACTGGACTCTAGACGGTCCTGGCTCAATCGTTAGCACTGGACCGCTTACGGCATCATTTATAAGTGGCATAGATCCTTATATTGATGCAGATTCAGCGTTGTTAAGTCCCTTAAATAAAGAAAGCACAATCACTGCTACGATCGACGGATACTCAGGAATCTTTAGCTCAAAAACAATTAGGCCAAATCAAGCCGAGTTAGCCAACACTTCCACTTATGCCGTTACTGGAATTCAACTTTTAGGGCCAAATGGTGAAGCTAATTCGATCACAGTTTCAACCAATGCAACAGTAACAATCGGTTCAATTATTCAAGGTACGGGTAATTTTCCCACAAGTTTAAATCTTGTATGGACGATCGTTTCTGGGCCTGGTACCATCATTCAAGAGCTTTACTTGCCCGGTCAATCAGGGGAACATATTATATTTGCACCTGCTTCTAGTGGCATAACACAGATAAAAGCAACAGCAGCTAATGGAATATCAGCAACATTCTCTGTTATTTATAGAGTCGCTTCAGCCGTTTCTGTAAACCTCAATGTTGTGTCAGGACAGACGTTTGAGGCAGGTTCTATCTTCTCAGTTACGGCAACCGTGACGAGCACACTGGCAAGTTTTAACTCGGCTGTCAATTGGCAATATACCGTAGCGACTAACTACGCTAATTTAAGCCAATCCGTGACTGGAAACGTATTAACAATTAACGTATTAAGTGGTGACTTCATCGGTGAAATTGCGAGTTTTACGGCAACAAGTGTTCAAGATCCAAATGTCGTAGTTCAGTTTGATATTTTTACTATTTCAAAAGTAACAGGAATTACGATCGTTGCTTCTAAAAGTTCAATCGGCGCCAATGAAACTGTCTCGGCTCAGGGTTATTTCACGGGGATTGGACGTTTAACCGGACCTTCAACCGTTGGTACTCAGTCATTCTCATGGGGCATCTCCGGGCCTGCGACGCTAGTAAATGCGATCGAGACATTCGTAACCTTGACGGGCACCACAGCAACAGGGACGATCGGCCTATCTGCGTCTGTTCAGGGGCGGGTATTCATCGGCAACGCGTCTATAAGCAACACGGGCGTCGTAGCAAGTCCTACGGGTATAACGGCTGTCACTACGGGGACCATTACTTATACCGCTGCTAATACTCAAACTGTTTATTTTCCCCTAACTTTTGCGAACTTATACGACGCTGGGAACACTACAGGCATCGTCATCAGTGTTGGCATTGGAGATGGAAATGTTGTAATAACGATTAACTTGGGAGCAGTGAAACTTATTGGACAGATGTTGATGGGTGGCGGGTTTCTTGGTGCCCCGTGGAATAATACAACGTCTGATTATTTGAATTTAGGATTGCTTGAATATTCATTGAATAACGTTTCCTGGACTAAATATGCAACCGTTAGCGGTGTGACGGATAATCTAGGACAGCTTAAAACATATCTTCCAGATGTTTATGCAATGTATTGGAGGATAACCCGTAATGGATGGGTGGGGATGACTACATGGTCATTCTTCTCTAGGCCCATCCCGCCATCGCCTACGTCCATGGTTGTGGCTGGATTAACTTGGACCCTAACCTATTGGGACAGTGGCCAGAGTATTCAATACGGATCGCTTGTAGAGGCTGCGATCGTCTATGTTTCAATCGCCTACGCTACTGGCATCACAAGCACAAATGTAGGATGTTATGCCCCTATAGAAAGTATTATGAATGACGCCTTAGTTGCTACTCTAGGATCGAATTTAGGATGGGCACATAATTCTAGTTGCTATGTCGGCCCGGGCGCTATAAACAATATGGATGGAGTCGTAAGGATATTTACAAAGCGTTGATTTAACTTGGGAATAACATTAGCAGAACGATCGGGGTCTTATAGTGCCTAATGGGATTGAGTACGATCAAAGAACCGGGCAGTATAGAGGCTCCGATGGACGTTTTGTTGGACGGTCGCGTATTGAATCTTTGGTGCAGGGTGAGGTTTCCCACAATCAAAATTTAATGCGCGATCTAACAACGAAATTAATAGAGTCCGACCTAACATTACCTGAATGGCAAAATGCAATCTCGCAACAATTAAAAGATTCCCATGTAAGGATGGGTCTGTTTGCTTCAGGTGGCAGAAATGCAATGACGCCCAAAGGTTATGATTCAATTGTTGAAAGTGTTAACGATCAAATTGATTATTTCAATCAGTTCTCAGCAGCAATCGAAAAAGGCGAATTATCAGACGCTCAAATAATGGCAAGGGTTGGGCAGTATTCACGATCGTCTAAGACAACCTTCTACAAACTCGAACTAGAGACAAGGTTAGATAATGGCTTTCAACGGGGAAAGCGCCTGTTAGATGCTCAGTCAAACCATTGTGCAGCGTGTATTGAGCATCAGCGTCCTGAGTGGGTTGACCTATCGGACATCATTGCCCCTGGGATGCAATGTAATTGCCGGATGAATTGTAGGTGTCGTGTGATGTATTCTAGGTTTTGATTCCTGCTAAGATAGGGAAGTCCCTACTTTGGCTTTCAAGTGATAGAAAATAGCAACAAATTAGGATCTGCACTTTGCAACGCGATTGGGCTTAATCCTAAATTAGTAAAGTCTATAAGCATAAAAATCAATTGTGAGGTAGACGATATTGCAACATTGGACGTTGTGGCCTGTTGCTTTGCTGATGAGAGGACTGTTAAGCTGGTTGAGCACATGAGTTCTATGATTAATCCACTCTGTCCTCATTGCAGGGCCTCAACATACAAGCACACAGCTAAAGACGATCGCTCTCGGTATCTGTGCCGCATCCGAAAAACAAAAGGATGCGGTAAGGTTATTACGACAGGCCCTTCTAAAGTCATAGGACGGCCTAAAAGGACAGACGGGCTAACCGCTGCGGAAGTCGTCCAGAAACAGCGTGATCAATGATCTCCCGAACGGAAAGAGATCGAAGTGACTAAAAGACGCGAACGATACTTGCGATCGAAAGCAATCTGTTGCAACAATTCACCTAAAGACTCACAAGACTAAGCACCCTTAGGCATCCCAGCAAAAAAACCAACCCCGCCACTGATAATCACGGGTAGGGTAGCGTTAGGAGTGACCCAGCCGTTAGACATCATTTTGACGGGCACTATTTCGGCGTTAACCATCACATTCGCCTGAACTCCGGACGATCGCCCTACAAACTGGGCAGGTATCACGGGCTTGTCACATTCGCATTTGTTGCGCTCTGCTAGCTCACTGCGTATTTTTGCCTGTCTCAGGCTAAGATTGCGCAATACATCACTCATGAAACACCATGTCCCCAAACAGAAGAGATCTAGAAACCCTCTATATTCTAATTGCGATCGTCTCTCTTTTCGCTTTCCCCTATATTTTTTCAGGGGGAGAGATGACGCCCGAATACTTGCTTAAACGCTTATTTGGCGGGGAATAATAAAGGACTGAGATCGGGACATTTCGGTAGTGCGATCGCATGTTCTTGAAGGTTCCCGCGATCGCATTTAAAACCCGATACCAATGCAAAAACTTCCCCTAATCCTTGTCTACAATTCCCTTCAGGTCAGAATCACCAAGTTTAGGGATGATGACCAGCAGCGTAAAATGGTCTCATTTGAACCCACGGGAAACGTAAAATACTCCATTAATGGAACCCCGATTGATGCAGGAATTCAGTATGAAGAGCATCGGATTTGGACGTTTGAAGCGGTCAGTTTGACTCGTGACGAGAAGGAAATGCTTGAATTAATATCGCTCTCACAAGGACGGGCCAGACGTCTATGGGCCAGTCCTAACAATAACTACGCAATACGATTACATGATTGGATTACGCCATATACTGACATCGGCACCACTCGAACCCGCGCGATCGCTCTTGACGGTGTGACGGTTGGGACTGTTGATCCGGTCGGTGTGACGGCTGGGTTATCCTATCCGTCACAGTGGGATGTAAGGTTTGAGGGTGTGCCAGAGATTGAGAATGCACACACTAATGGAACCTCTTACAACGCGAAAATCAAACTCATTGAATTAAAGCGGGTTTTACCATGATCGATCTACCGATGCCCGTTGATGCATTTTTTCAGACGATGCCAGTGCTCACTCTCGAAGTGTCCGGCAAAAAACAAGAGTGCGATCGCCTTTACCTTTTGCTTACTACGTCCGTACTAGAGGAGCTAGATCGGCTAAAAGATCAGACCCTTCCCTATGACCTAAACGCTATTTTCCTGACGGTTTTACCTGCCATTCAAGCGCTGGCGCACATCGAAACATTCAACGGGCGATCGTTTTTAGCGCTTGATATGGCCCGGTCATCCGCTAACAATGGCGATGGCAAGGAATGCTTTTATAACATCCTAGAAGCCCGGTATTGGACACAGCTAAGCATTGGCATTGAGGGCATCCCTATTTCTGCAACACCGAGTATTCCACTTGGTAGGGTTGGCCCGCTAATCGCAGCGTAGTTTGAGGTTCAATGTTAAGCATTACGATCGTCCCGACTGCCCCAGTTGCAGCACCATCAGCAATTAAAAATGCGGTTTGAAATTGTAAGCTTCCACCAACGGGCGTCCATGAAATTGTCTGAGTTGGAATCATCGCAGTCTTTGCAGCATTATCATAAATGCTTGGCCCGGTGAATGTGATGGACTTGCGGGAATAACCATTAGTGCCGATCGGTAACTCAGCAGTGAAGAAATCAGCAGCGGGAGATGAATCAGTTAACGTTGACGAAGCAGCTAGACAAAAGAAATATTTGGTGGAATCAGGGGCAGTGGCACCTAATAACATCACGCTGATTTCTCGCTGAATCCATGTGCTGTGAAATGGCATATTTATATTGAGGGAGGTTTTCTCTTTCTATTATTCCCGATTTCTGGTTATACTAGGATTTAAATTAATTGCATTTCGCAGAAACTAAGATGGTCAATTCATGGGAATTTAATAAAGATTTAGATACCGCAAAAAGTTTCCAAGGATTTACCTGTTATAGAGACTTAGGATCAACGCGATCGCTTTTAACAGCCTCTGAAGTTTACTGCGGGCGGAAATCAGGCGGGAAGAAGGCGGCAGGCTTTTTTGAGCGCTGGTCAAATGCTGGTCATTGGGTCGATCGTGCATTGGCGTTCGACGTCGAAAACGATCGCACTCGCCTTGATGATTTATCGATTGAAGGTCGAATAAAGCATGAGCAGCGTTTGGAAGAAGTGCGATCGGTTGCTGAAGCGATCGCATTGGCTAGACTTCAAACATCCCTGCGATCGGCCCTGCTCGTTCGGGATACTATCTCGTCACTCCAAGATGAATGTAAAACTGGCAATCGTTTTGTAATGAATGACGCGCAATCGGCTCGGCTGTTGCTGCTAGTGTCTATCCAAAACAAAGATGCATCGACTATTGAAGCATCTTTAAAACTTGCTGATGAAGCGTTAGGGATTCAACTATTGCAAGATAAAATGAGCGGGAATGCTTAGGATAGCCATTGTTCAATAACAGCTCTTGCCACGGCTTCAGTCATTTTAGGAGGGACGCTCATCCCGATCATGTATTTGCCTATTTTGTCAGTTTTTGCTTTGTAATCGTCAGGAAATGATCCGAGTCTTATATACTCTTGGAAAGACCAAGCTCTCTTAAAACTTACACGATCGAGTGAGATAAGATCAAAACTATTGTTAGTTGCTGTCAATGTTGGGCTTGGCTGGGAATGAACGGCATGTATTGGGAGGCGGAAGGCCAATACATGCCGTTCATTCCCAGCCGTGACAAGATAAAGATCTTTCAATGATCCACATAGATCCTCAACTGCTTCCCCAGCACTAATCCAACGATGTTGAGGATTCAACATAAGCTTAGGACGATCGATGTCATCACGAAGCGCACAGAAGAACACCCGTTCACGCTTTTGTGGTACTCCGCAATCAGCAGCATTAACTAAGAATAACTGAGGACAATAACCGATCGCTTTATACCTGTCAAAAATCATTTTCACATAACCTTTCGCATTCCCTTGAATCATACCTTTGACATTTTCAGCAATCGAGACTTTGGGCCGTAATCGATCGACTAGGTTTAAATAATCAAAAAACAGATCATCTAGAACCTGCTCAGATTGCCCTTCTCTAAAGTGCTTTTTCTTGCCCCAATCCTTTTCTCTATTGCCTGCCATGCTGAAGCTAGAGCAAGGCGGCGAACCATCTAAAATGTCTAAATCAAATAATTCAGCAGGTAATTCTTTAGTAATCAAATCCTTAATTGGGCATAGGAAATAATGCTTAGGGTTTAGGTTGAGTTTGTAGTGATATGCCATTTCATGGTCTATATCATTAGCTGCGACGATCGTACATCCTGCTCGTTTATAGCCTAAAGAAGACCCACCTCCACAAGCAAACGTAGACATGACGTTAAGCCCATTCTTTGGCACTGATGCTAAGTCTGACAGGTTCCATGCACAACTATTTGTCATTGTATCGGAACCCGCACTTAGGACAGTTATGCTCAAACTCATAAGCGTCTGGGTCAATCTCTTTCGTAGAAGAATCCATTAAGTCATCGCTTGAACCATCATCATTCCAGTCCATTGCGCTTGAATTAATCAGATCTGATAATTCAGATTCCTGATAGGGTAAGCCCACCATTAAATCTTCAATGTCCTGATTCTCGCTTAGTTCTGCCAGCAATGCCGATAACTGAATTTTGTCAGCCGTTGCGCGTGTCTCGTCCATCACAATTGTAACTTTCTTCGCTTGGTCATCGGTTAGACCATGCAGGACGATCGCATAAACATCCTCATCAGGCTTAAAAGTTCGATGCCGCCCTTCCCCATCTAATATCTGATACTCGCCCTCAATGTCAGGATGCGGTCTACAGACAACATCTTGAATCTGGCTAAACTCTCCTATTGATTCACCGATCGCCTGCTGTAGACGGTCTGGCTTGTTAGCATAGGGGTTCCATGGATTCGGGTGCAGTTGCCGAGCTTTTAGTAATACCGATCGATCTATTTTTCTATTCACTCAAGACTCCAAACATAAACTTAGAATTAGAAATGGACTTACCCTGCGCATCGTTAGCGATGCAACGGACGATCGACAGCACAGCGTCAAGAGCCGAGTCCACATCGTCCCACACTGCTGCGTACTGTAACGCCTCAACACCGCGATCGATGACGTCATGGCACGAAGCTCCAGCGATCGCCTTTAGGTCTGTCCTAAGCAATTCACAAGCAGCCCAGACATTATGATTGCAGTCGTCGGCCATTGCCGCCCGCGCATCTCGGCATAGCTCTTTAATTTGAACATCGATCGATTTATTGCTCACAGATCACCTCTTGATTCTCCCTACTATTTTACAGTCATTACGATCGCCCGCCGCTTTTATTCCGCCGTACTTGTACTATCTCAGACCCTCGATCGTCTTTTTTATATTATTAGAGAGCAGATCTTTTTTTGAACAGCTATAAACCACACACAGCAAGGCGATCGGCGTTTTGAGTGGTTAACTCCAGCTCTACATTTTTTGCCCCTCTCGTCTGTAGTACACTTTCACCTTGTTTCTGCCTTTAAAACGCCTGAAACCATTGCACAGTATAGCATACAGCCGATCGCACTTCCATAGTCGGCAAAACAGCACTAAAACACGTCTAAAAATTTGCACTAAAAATTGAACCTTCTTTATGGCTAAAAAAAAGAGAAACAAAATCAACACTCTTAAAGCATTCTTTTTGGGAAATATTCGATTTTGGTGTTTTCGTTGGATGTCTCCGTGTGTGAATTTAGAGATTGTTGGCCAGACAGTCTCAAGGCCAGTGCCGATCGTCCCCTTGCTAGTGGATTCTTTCAGCGGTTTTGTTTAATCTTTTCAAAACAGGCATTTCTCCTGAAATTGGTCTGACAGCGCAGGGGGGATTAGTCCTCGCCTCGGTGTTGCCCCACTGTTGTTGGATACTTTGTAAGTAGTGCCCCGTGGTCCCCGATTTCATTGTCCGTATCTTCAAGCTGTTAACCAGGACTGTCATTTAAGAGCATTGTCTGGACACTACGTTTGCTTGGTCACGTTGTGGGTATCTCTCCACTCCCGTATTATCGCACAAAGCCGATCGAAATACCAGCGATCGATCGCCTTGAGTTGGTTTTGCCCAGTTACTTGACACGCTTATTCTTATCACTTATGATTAGATTGTTGAAACAAACGCAACCAATCCGGAGAAAACGACCATGAAAGAAGCACTTAAATTCATCGCTCAAAACTACCCTAAAGTTGAACTTTTTTACTCGACAGGCGGCACGATCGAAAGAAAACACTTAATGATTACGCAGGATCCCTACGAAGTTCGAGTCTGGTTTTACCCTGAAGGCAATGGATACCTCAAGCCTGCGAAACTTGAAACTTTTCAAAAATAAAGACAATTTCCCGATCGCACCTGGTATCGCGGAGTGGTGCCCGTAACTTTTAAGAGAGCCAATCGTGAACTATTTTTATTTAAAATGGAACGACAGTGTTTTTCACGTTTATTGCTCAAAAATGTGCGTGGCTGATATCGAACTTGCGCTAAGGCTAAAAAATCAACGATCGTTGTTGAGTTATGAAGAGCCAGCGCATCCCATATACATGATGGGCACTTTGCAGTACATAAATGGGCAGTATCTAGCAAAGAAAAATAAAAGCTTAGGCCAGTTAGAGTCCTGGGGGATCTATGACTGCGAAAAATTTCTAGAGATTGTCCCAACGATCGAGTCGGTTGTAGATCTTAGCCCAACACGATCGAACTAACAGGAAAGCCCGATCGTGTTGGTTCGATCGGGCTTTCACATGGGACGCCAGATATCGAAATACCAGCGATCGATCGCCCTAAATTAGATTCACCCGATTGCTTGACACACTTATCCTTATCACGATATATTAAAGGAGTCCTGAACCGGAGACTCTAATGTATCTTTCAACCCTTGCCTCTGTTACTGCTTTCAATATCGAAACTAAAAATTTTGGTGCTCTCTCTTCTGAATCTTACTCTGTAGGTCATATCTGCTGGATTAATGAATACGAGTACTATTACACAAGTGGTCATGTAATGTATGCCCACAAAACCGATGTTATCGATATCAATACAGGTAATCGTATAGGCCGATCGGTCACAACCTCTAAAAGCGTGGCCCAATATCCCGATGTTTATGCATACCTGGGAAAATCTTTCATTGGCCTTTGCGAGTGGGGAAATGAGGAATATTTAGGCGTATAACTTAGCTTAATAAAATCACGGTGAAAATACATGATTGAATTCTGCCTACGCTGCAAGCCCGATCGCAAGCTAAACAAGGCTGGGCGCAACAAGTCAGGTACACAGCGCTACAGATGTCGTGGGTGCAACTTTAGCAGGTCTGAGGGCGATCGCCTTCAAGGTAGCTTGCCGAAATACGGCGCTGTTGCTCTGACTCCTTACGAATGTTTGAAACGGTACAGGCTTAAGAAAAAACAAGCTAAATTAGATTCTTGACACGCTTATTCTTATCACTTATAATTAGGGTATTGAAACGCAACCGGAGAAAACGACCATGGCAAACTACAACAGCGCATCGCATAAAGCCTCTTACATGAGTGAGGTTGAGAAGAATCAGGGTAAGTTTACGATCGGCGACGTTGTCAGGCTACAATGCGGCGATAAGGTCACATTGCTAGAGATTCACGAGTTTGGTTTTGAATACACAGCTGTTGATTGTTTAGGATGGGAAGGGCTCGGCCTGCACACCTCGATCGTCCCTGTAAAGCGTAAAGCTGAATGTGTCTTTCTAGATCTTGACAATTCTAACTACGATCGGTGGATAACTCATTCAGAGCATGAAACGTTGCGAGCATTCTGGAATGACTAAGCAAAATGATCGATCGCCTATACGGGATTAGCGCCCGCTTTAATTTAAGAGATAAAAATGCTCGTAAACATAACTTTTCAGAATGGCAAGTATCTAAGTTTCACTTGCAAGAACTTAAGTCCTACACAGTTTGAGTCTTTCCTTTCGGACGAGTCGGAAGACTCTACGATGTCGATTAACTTCGGTTTCGCCCCAGACCTTGATGGTAGAGATCTAGGCAAGATGCATGGTACAGGTCTTTGCAATGGAGGTCGATCGATAATGATTCACCGATCGGATGTTGAATCCATTGATATTACAGATCTTGACGATGACAGATAAACCAACAGCGCAATTAAGCCGATCGCCCTCCCGATTACCTGGCGGGGAATAATAACAGGTCTGAGTTCGGAAAAACCTCAGAACGGCGATCGTGGAGAAAGTTGTAAAAAGACGATCGCCATTTTTTCTATGTCAAGTTCCATACTCGGGAATAGCAGAAGAGAATGGCAACAAAGAAGCGATCGTTTTTAGGGGACATAGCTAGGTCAAAATACGGAATAGAGGGCGTAACTGTACCTGTTCCAAAAGATTTAACCACTACTATTTCCCTATCTGACTTCGTGCGCGACTCATGGCATGTTCTAGAATCATCCACTGAGCTTAATTGGAATTGGCATATAGACGCAGTTTGTCTTCATGCAGAGGCCATATTTAAGGACTGGCATGATAAAAAACGCGGGTTGATTCCTCAGCAAAGAATGCAAAACTTGCTGATCAATATCCCACCCGGATCGATGAAATCGCGGATCATTTCGGTATGTTTTCCCGCGTGGGCATGGTTGCACGATCCAACATGGAAAGCATATTTTATCGCTGCGAACCCAACCGTGGCGACACGGGATAGCATGTACTGCAAAGAAATTATTACAAGCGACTGGTACCAAAACACTTTTAAACCGCTGTGGACACTCAGCAAAACTCACAATAATCAGAAAAGTTTTGCCAATACACTCGGCGGGTTTCGTAAGGCTTTTGGATTCTTCGCCAAAATCACAGGCGATCGATCGGACTGCCTAGTATTTGATGATCCGCACGATGCCAGCGATGTATTAAGCACGGTGAAGCGTTTAGCGGTCCTCAACCGCTGGGACACGACTATCTATAACCGTGTAAACGACTTGAGAATATCAGTGCGTTTAGGCATCATGCAGCGCTTGCATGAAGACGATCTAGCAGGTCATGTTTTCAGTTCTGGAGCATGGAAGAGATTGATTATTGAGCAAGAATTTACAACGCCTCAACAGCCTAGCCCGATCGATTGGGTTGACCCACGGACGATCGCCGGAGCATTGATGTTTCCCGAGAGGTTCCCTATGTCAGTCCTAGTGGCCGAGAAATCACGACTTGGGAGCTATGGCTATTCGGGGCAGCATCAGCAGCGACCATCGCCTGACGGTGGCGGGATGTTCAAGATTGAAAACTGGCGAATCTACATCCCTGGGATCGAGAAATTTGGACGCACTATTTTATCCATGGATGCGGCATTTAAGGGCGGCGCTAAGAATGATTATGTGGTGATCGCCTGCGTTCGTCAGCAAAATGATTGCGTGCCACCATCGGTCACCTATGACGGGATGTTTCGTCGTCATCGCTATTACATCCCCCATCAGGTACGACTTAAAGCGGACATTATCCAATCACAGGCCGCGCTTCGGCAAATGGCTGGAAGGTACCCTATGGCAGATACAAAACTGATTGAGGACAAAGCGAACGGGTCAGCCATCATCCAACAGATGAGCGCAGAGATGCGAGGGCTAGTCGCAATCAATCCAGGGAGTGACAGCAAGACCGCCAGAGCGCAGGCCATCAGTCCAATTCAAGAGCGCGGCGATATTTGTTTCCCTGTATCCCCATGGGCGATCGCTCAACTCGTGGCGATGGGTGTGACATCTTGCACATTGGGCGAATATTGGGCACAGCATAAACCGCCGCACTCTTCCACAGCCGAGCACGCCCCTGTTCCAGATTGGGTGAAGGACTTTATAGACGAGGCGGCAAGATTTCCCAACAGCGCCCATGATGACCAAGTGGATGCGCTTACCCAGGCAGTGCTATGGATGGAGGCAAGCCCCGCCACGAACGCCGCACCTGCGTCCGTCTCTTGGGCGTAGAACGCAATCAGGGGTCAAACAGGCGCTCACGTCACGACCTATAACGGGGCTTCGGCGTTGCCCACTAATTAATTTTGCCTTAAGTCTTGACGGATTAAGGCTACTTAAGTAGCCTTAATCAAAACCGCAACCATTACCGCAAGAAAATCCTAAATGTTTAACTATAAAGCAGCGCTAAAAGTTTACAAAGCAAATGGCCGCACCAAAGTCGGACTCAGGGGTAAATATAATAGACTTCTCGCTGAGTTTGCCAGATTATCCCTTGAGGATTTAGCACGGGTCGCAAAATCAGACTTGCCCGAAGTCGGGAAGCAGATCCTAGTGCTAGATCCTAAAAACCCAAGGCTGGGAGTGCAATCGGTTTATAACGACGGCTCAAACCTCATCTATAACCGCAAGCACCTATTCAGCGCTCATCAAAACCCTGATGGCTCTAGCGAACATCTCTTAGTTCCTAAGACGTTGCCTAATGGCTGCGATTGGATTGAGCTAGGCTTGGCGGCTGAAAATCAAAATAGATTTGACTAAAATCTTGACTAAATATGTCAATGGTTCTAGACTTTTAGTCAATCACAAAGCTCAAAATTATGTACGAAGAATCAATAAAAGTTTCATTTCGCAGGTCTGGCTTGATTGACAATGCCCTAGCGCGATGCCTAGCCGACGATAAAGCCAAGCAAACCTACGATGGCGTCTGGACGATGACAGACACGATACGACGGCTTATGCGGTTGCCATACGTCCCTCACAAGTTCACAGATCTATCTGTATACATTCCTGGGGTCAATTCTTTCATCCGGCTTACTGTTGCGGAGAGCAAGACCTTAGCTCCTAAGAGAGCAAGCGAACCCGACAACAACTGGGGGCGGCGGTTGCTCGTCTCAGGTCTGATTAAAGAAGGGTATCTGAAAGCGGATCCACGCAAGAGTTGAACTAAAAGCTAAACAAAAACAGGAGAAGAATCATGACTAGAAATATGGAATTACCGACTAACACCTTACTACATACCTTTGGGGTCTATAACGCGATCGTAGAGTCTTCAGACGGCACGCTTGTCCACTGGAATAATACACTCGGGTTTTTTGAGCGTAACGAGGAAGATGACTCAATCCCATTCGCAAACATCGAAGGGATGAGCAACGTCAGATCCGCCGTTGATGCCTTTGTGAAATCGGAGTACTTTCTACGTCAATAGCTCAGCAAAAAAGCCCGATCGGTAATTCGATCGGGCTTCCTTGTCTTGGCTGTGGCCTCATCTATTCCCCTGACTGGGAATAACAAGGAAGATGATTTAGGCGCTTGCTATGTCCGAAAATGTTGGATCGGTAGAAATTAAATTAGTCCTAAACCGGGATGATTTTGATTTACAAATTTCGACCCTAGCAGAGCAACCGCCTGTATCAGTTTTGATGCGTGCTGGGCTAGACACGAAGCAGCTAGAGTCTGATCTAAAGGCGATAGGAAGCCGCACGATCAATGTTCGCCTCAACACCGATGCAATCTCTAAACAGTTAGACGATGCGCTCGCAGGGCGTACTGTCTCGGTTCGTCTTAAATTGGATGCAACGGCATTCAATGACGAATTAAGGGTACTCACCACTACTAATAGACAAGTTTCGATCGCAGTATCGCTAGACGATCGATTTGACGATCGCGCCCTTGACCTAAGAATAAAAAATGCAACCCGCGATCGAACTGTCCGTGTGTTTGGTGTTGCTGAATTCACCAGTTTAAATCAATCTTTAGCCGCGCTAGATAAGCACTTAAGCCGTAGCTTAACCCCAACCGTAGACGATCGGGCATTAACTCAGCTCAACGAGCATCTATCCCTAAAACAGCAGCATTGGGCTAAGGTTCGTGAGGATCTTAGCAAGCCGATAAAACCAACTATCGACGAGAGCGATTTAGACGCCTCACTATCAATCAATCGATCGCCTATCGTCATTCCGGCTGTGGTAGTCGTCGATCGAAGTCAGATTGATGCCTTAGCTGGTCAAACCGTAACGCTTCGACTAGCCGGGAATACCACTGAGCTAAAAAGAGATATTGATGGAATAACTAAGGCACGGGTGGCGATTGGTGGCACTGGTACAAACAACGCGCTATCTCTAAATCCATTTAAATTCATCGGCAACATCGGCTCAAATATCCTTGGCGGCGCGTTGACAGGCGTTGGGATGGAGTTGTCTAAATCTTTAGGCGGCGGCATCACCAAGGCGATTGAAGGCGCTATCTCTGGCACGTTTGGATCGACTGACTTGCTCGGTGAAATACTGGGCAAAAAGCTGACAGGTGCGATCGGCGGCGGTATTAATAAATCGGCAGTTATTCTAAAGTCGCTTGAAGAATACGTTGACAAGGTTGAACCTGAAACGCCCGAAGGCTTGAAACGTAAACGCCAAATAAAACAGGTCATTTCACAAGTTCAAGAAGCCCCACAGAATGTTGCTGATTCGCTCACTAGAGAGGTTGGGGCGCGTGAGATATCGCGTGAACAATTCCTACGTCGGGGTGCTGTTAGCGACCAAAGGAAAGCGCAGGACGCGGTCGTATCAGTTCAGGCAGACACAGAATATCAAGATCGAGCGCGTGAATTAGCGGTATCGTCAGCCCGAAGAGTGAAGCTAGATGTAAAATCTAATAAACAAATTGAATCAAAATCTGAGCGATTAGGGACGATCGCCTCTGACATTGAACCGCTGCAAGCTGAAATAAGACAATTTAGTGAAAGCCCTCTAGGACTAGCAGTTTCAGCACAGGAAAAAGCTAAAAAGCTGTTGTCTGCTTTCACGCCTGCTAAATATTCCGCAGCCGATCAAAAAGCATCATCTTCCGCTTATTCATTACTTCAGACACCAGAAGAGCAAAGCACTGATTTCCGCAATAAACAAACGGGACTATCCGCCGATCGGATTAATGCATTCACGCCAAAAGTTTACTCCCCAGAAGCTTACCAGGTAGCAGCCTTTCAAGGTAAGACTTTGCCAAGTGCAGCGCAGCAAACTGAAGAGAACAAAAGAAAGGTACTTGCGGAAACTAGCCGATCGATCGACTCTTTCAAGCCAGCAGTATACAGTGACAAAGACAAAACAAGCGCGGCGGAATTAGTCAAACTACTGCCCAACGAGCAAGATCAAAAACGACTATTAGTTGAACAAGTTGCAAAAACATCCAAAGTCGTAGACAGCCAATCGAAGACTAAACAAAGTTCATCCGATAAAGCTTTTGAGCAATTAGATCGGGAAGCTGGAAAAGATGTCCCAGAATTTGTACCAGTCGATTTAATTGCAAAACAAAATGAGCGATTAAAAGCTTATAAAAAGCTTACTACAGAAGGAAAGTTATTAGAAAAAGACATTGCACAGCTAAAAACAGCAAAACAATCGGCGGTTCAAACTGTTAACAAAGATGAATTTCAAGTAAAACTATCAGACAGTTTTAGAATATCTAAACCGCTAGAAATTCAGCGGGCAGAGTCGGCGGCAAAATTAGAGAAGCTAGGGAATGTAGATGACGTCAAAAGTCAACTAGGGGTATCTAGGACCGCTGCGGAAACAAGTTTAAAAGAGCAGTCGGGTAATTCACTAGACATCGCAAAAACCAAGTCTAGTGACGCTTCTGGCGAGGCTAACCGTGCGGAAGCTAGACGATCGAATCTCATTCAGGCAAGGCGATCGCAATTCACGGAATCAGTCAATAGCAATGCACCTATTAAGGATGTTGAAGCGCTTAAAGACAAGCTGGACAAGACCGAATCACGCGCAGGCCGTGTGCCATCGCTAAAAGTTAAGGCAACCGAAACTAAAGCTGCTCTTAATGCTCAACTAGGAAAGATTGCAGCATTTAAAGCCGAAATTTCAACGACTGACGACGCAATAGCAGAGGTCACAGATTTACACGCCAGAACCGTCGCAGAATTTAACGCTGTCGAAGCCCAAGCAAATAAGATTAAGGGTAAAGCAGCCAAAAAAGAAAAAGCACCAAAAGTAAAAGAGTCGATCGCTTCTCCCGTTGCGGCAGATGTTGCAGCAATAAAAACAGCTCAACCGATCGAAAAGGTTTCACAACAATCGGAACAAATTGAAGCAGTTAAGGCCAAAGCAGCACAGGTCGGCCAATCAATAAAAACAGGTGCGGGGAAGGTTAAGGACGCAGTATTAAAACCCGATCGTAATATTGATATTGATGTTGATAAAGTAAAAGCGGGTGCGGCTGTTGCTGGGCGAGCAATGTATTCAAGCGGTCTAAATGTTGCAAAAGGTTTAGATGCTGCTACAACGGCGGTCAAGACATTTACGCAATCAACGCAGGGCAAGGCTATTGGAGCGGCTATTGGAGGCGCGACTACAGCTATTGGGACAGTGGCAAAAACAGGTTACAAAATTGCTTCTGGTGTTGAATCGGTCGCTCTGGATTTAATCCCAATGGGACGATCGGCTAAAGGTCTGCTAAAACAAACCGCTTTACCTGCGCTCGCTTACAGTGCGGTCACTCATGCAATACCAGGGGGCGGGGCGATCGCCGGGGGCTTAGAGCATCTTGCGTCGGGCGTATTAGGTCCGGTGATGAACGGCGGGGCTAACATCATAGGTGGTCAAGCGACGTCAATGATATCGCAGCTAATCCCTAACGTGATGGGATTGCAATCGAATGTAATAAGCGCTGCCACTGGATTAATAGATAGTGCAATGTCAGGGGCGATCGCTCCTCTAGCTGGGGCTGCAACAGCCATTCTTGGTGGCAAGGTCTTAACCGGATCTGCTGGGAATGTTGTTAAGGCGTTGCCGTTTGTTGGCGGGGCTAAACCTTCCCCATCTCTGGCGTTGCCGCCATCAACTAAATTAGCGCTTCCCCCTGCAACGAATGAAGCCAAAATGATCGACGTTGCGCCTGTCAAGGCTCCTAACCTTGAGGCATTGACAAGGGCGCAACTCTATGCAGTAGCAAAACAAGAGAGCGTACAGGGCGTTACAGCTAGCACGAAGAAAGCGGATTTAATTGGACGTATTTACTCTAATGTTGCTCCCGAAAAGCTGGGGTCAATCGCATCTAATATTGATAGCAATTTTGACAGGCAGGGCAAGCCAGTTAAGGGCTATGACACGGCCAAAGAAAGCGCCGTTATTGCTCAGATAAAACAGCAAGAAAGAGCGATAAACGATCGTATTGCACAGGTTAAAAAACTTAGCGGCATCGATCGTATTAATGCTCTTGAATCGCTCAATATCGAATCATCGCAATTCGTCACGCAACTGGAGAAACTGAAGGGGACAAGCTCAATCGCTGGGTTCTCCGGTCCCACGATGAAAACGATCGGGAGTACCCAAGGCAGGGTTTCCGCATCAATCAGCAGCAAGCCTGAAATAGCAGAATCTAGAGATAACAGACTCAAGGCCACAGCTGAAGCAATGCGCGGTCCTACCTACGGGCGATCGTTTGCTGAATTGGTTAACACATCAGTTGAGGTTCAGTCTGGACAGGCTCAGGCATCGCAACCGCTTAAACTTGCCAGGGTAGCGCGTGCCGATTTAGAACCTATGCCCGCGCCACGTAGACCGTTCCTAGACTTATCAGCAAAGGCCGCTGAATTCTTCGGCGCAACTCCTGGGACATCAATTAAGCAGAATTTAGGTGCTATTACTCGGACTGACAAAGCACGCGGGATGTTCTCAGAAGCTGCCATCGCCGGGGCTGGGATGCTCGCTAGTTCTGCCGCTTCAGGAAATGGCTCAATAGCAGGCGGTGCGGCTAGTATTGGCGCGACGCTTGTCACTCGTTTAGCCATTGAATCAGGCTCACAATATTCTGCGGCAATTGGCCGACTAAAACAGCAAGAATCATTCTTGCGTGCCAGCCTAATCCAAAAAGCGAAAATGCTGGCGGGTGCGGCAAAAGAAATAAACCTAAACAAAACAGGCGATGCAATAACGGGCGATATTGCAGGATTTACGATCGGGACAGCCGGAGACGCACTGAAGAAAGGACTAGCGGCATCGCTCGGAATGCCGATGCTGGCACAGCTACCAATAGATGCAATCGCCGCAACAATCTTGCCAGGTAAAGTGGTTTCGGCTCGTCAGTCGTTTGCAGTGGCTAAGGCCGAAGAACCAAAGCAAGATAACATTATCGATCGCTTTAAATCAAGGGTCAGTAATTTACGCCCCATCAACAATGAGCGACTACAAGCCAATTACTCAGCATTCCAACAAACCTATTCAAAAAACAATGCAGGTAGTGCCATTGGGTCACTAGCACCGCGCCTAGAAGTTGCTGATAAAGAACTAAAAGCGTCCGGGGCTGAAGCCTTGTATGACGTCGATCGTAATGTTGTGATGGTCTCCAAAGCGCTTGCGAGGGCATTAGATCAACCTGTTCAAAGCTTGGCTAAGGCTGCGCAAAAACTCGAACCGCTCACACATGAAATTCAGCACTCTAATCAATTTGCAGGTGGTCAGCTAAACGTAGAACAGGCTTCTATGGGTCTGGGCACTCCGCTAACTTCGACCATTGACCCTAAAAACAAATCAGCAATTGATAAGTCAGTGGCGATCGCTGCTTCTCAAAATCCAGGGCTGAACAAGGGCCAACTTCATAAGCTCGAAGTGGACGCCTATGCCGCTGAATCTCGGACGCTGGGCACTCTGATTGAAATGCAGGCTAACGCAGGAAACAAGACCCCGCCATTGAATGCGATCGGGTTAAAAGTTTCCTCAGTAATGGATAAGGTCCGCAACTCGGTAGGCGATAGCGTTGACAATTTCAGGGAGACCGTCTTAGGTCAATCAAACATTGCCAACATCTCACGGACGACCCGCGCTTATGGACAGGTCGATCGTTCATTAGGACGCAGGGCTGACCAGTCATCGGCACTAGCGGACGCGGCCTATGATGAATCTAGAAAGCGATCGATTAACTCTGAAACTGCCGAAACAAGCGCAGCCAATACCGCACAGGCAGGCAGATTCTCCGGTGTTGCAAGGCGTTTAGGATTGGTACCAGAAGGCGAGGCGCGGGCCGTTTCAATATCTCAACAGCCTCAATCTAGAGTCTCTCGAATTGCCTCTGAATTCCAAGATGCGAAAGCATTTGTCACAGGTGGAATCGCATCCGTCACGAGCGACTTTACTAAAGGTGATGCGAAAAAACTTGCTGCTACTGCTGTGGACGCCCGTACTCTATCGGCTGACATTGGGACATCACAGGCGATCGCCACTAGAGACGGCAAAACGGACGAAGCCAAGTCTTTAGGCAAGCTGAAGCGCCGTGTAGATGTCACTGCCGACCGAGCCGAACGGGTATCTAGTCAAGATTCATTCACTGGCAAAGATGCCAAGAAAATCTCTGATCTAAAATCACAGTTCAATGAAATTTATCAAACGGCTGGGCGTCCTATTCCTCATCCATTTGAAGAGATGAAGGGCGCAGCAGGTGGCTTAATTGGTAACCTTCGAGGCGTTGGCCTTGGAATGTTGGCATTGCCCTTTGCCGCCGCTGGAATTGGCATGGCGGCTAATGCGATGAAACAATTCGGCAGTGAAGCAATCCAAGCGGCGATCGCGTCTGATCGCGTGAAGACCGCACTAACCTTCTCCACTGGGTCAAAGAGTGGCGGCGACCGAGCTTATCAATATGCAGCCGATCAAGCCTCTATATTAGGTGTCGATCGAAACGCATCTATTGATGGTTACTCAAAGTTAAGAGCGTCATCTAAAGGCAAGATAAGCGAAGGGCAATCTAACACGCTGTTCGAAGGTGTTGGAGCGGCAGCCACCACTCTAGGATTAACAGCAGAGGACCAGAGCGGAGTATTTCGGGCACTTGGTCAAGTTATGTCTAAAGGCTCTGTGCAAGCCGAGCAGTTGCGCGGTGAAATTGGTGAAAGATTGCCCGGTGCTTTTGCGATCGCCGCTCGGTCGGTCGGGATGTCTGAAGCTCAATTGAGCAAGGCAATGGAAATGGGTTCTATCTCTGCCGAGAAGTTTATTCCTAAGTTTGGTGCTCAGCTAAAACAAGAATTTGGCCCCGGTGCTAAGGACGCATCACAGAATCTCCAATCCTCCATGTTTAGATTATCAGGTGCCACGAGTAAGGCTACTGAGGACGCCGGGGCATCGTTGGCCGTGCCCGTGAAATTCGGCGTTGATGCGGCGGTCGGTGGCCTTGCACTATTAGAGCAGCATGGCAATACTCTGATGGCTGTGATTGGCCTTGGTTTAGCAAATGCTGCATACACTGGGATGAGTGCGATCATCGCCTCTCTTGGTGGCTTAAAATCCATGGGGCTAATGGCATTAGAAGCTGCTGGCGGTGTAGCTGGTCTCGGGCGATCGATCGCATCTGCCGCTGCAACCGTTGGGCCAATGGTCGGTCAATTCTTATTAATCAATGCCTCAATCGAAATTGGGAAAGCGTTGTTTTCAGCGTTTACGCCTGACGATATGGGCAGTCGATTTGAGGAACAAGCGAATAAGATTCAGCAGTCTTTAGACGACATTGAGAAAAAAGGAAGTGATGCCAAAAAATCGTTGTCAGATGTTCAAGGCCCATCTAAAGTTCTTGATATTGAGAAAGCAACATTCGGGCTTTCTAATGCTGTTGGGATTAAGAAGGGCGATGATGTTGTTAAAAATATTAGTAAGCCTGACGGGTCTGGCATTGCTGACAATGGTTTTGTTCGTGCATTGTCTATGGGTTCACCGATTGGACTTATCACAGAAATCGGTCGCAGGGTTAACGAATCAAACGGGGGCAAAGGACTTGCGACGATGGCAGAAGTTCAATTTAATAAATCGAAAATAGATCTAGCTGATCAAGGCGATAAGATTTACGGAGCGACGGGGAAGACCTTTGACAGTTTGCCAGAGCTTAGAAAAAATGCAATTCAATCACAATCTGAACAGAAGACGATCGATCAGAAACAAGTGGAAAAGGCAAAAGAACTATCCACAGGTGCCCCTGATAAAAATAAAGTCCTTAAATTAGATGAAGACATCAAAGCAGCGGGAGAGCGTAGGGATAAAAATAACGTCGGCTTCGTTGACCAAAGAAGCTTGATCGGCTCTCAGATAATCGATCTTAAATCACAACGCGAAGGACTGAAAGACAACAAAGATTACACTCCAGGTCAAAAGACAGAATTAGAAGGTCAAATCAATGCTCAGCTAGGACAGCTCGAAGGTGCCAAAAAGCAGCTAGACGCGATCGATAAAAAGTTCGGCGGTAGCGTTGACATCATGGGGAAATTTAATGTTTCCTTGTCTGAGATGGCGGCGAAGATTGAGGCCACCGCAGCGGTCGCTAAGAACGCATTTAATAGCTCTGAGGTGAAACGTTTAGAGGGCCGCAATGCTAATCGTGGCAAAGACGAATTTGCATCACAGAATAGTGCAGTAAAACAAGCTGAAAACGAAAAGACCCGCGCAAGTAGTGAGTTTACAGGCACTAAAAAGACGATTGACGAAATCAATAAAGTGATGGAGGATCCAACCGTTAAAACGGAAATCTCTAAAATCGCAATCAATGGTCAATCGGTCACGGGTGAAACGTCCGCATCTGATTTAGAACAGGCTAAGGCAGGTCGTCCAGACGGTGAGAAGAATCAGATTGAAAAGCTTATCGCTAGACGTAAGGCGATCGATTCGTTGCCGGAACTGAAGAAAAATGAGTTAGAAAGCGACGAGAAAGTATTCAGCACTAAATCTGCACTAGCACTGGAAAAGAACGATCGCACGTCTAAGGTCCGTGAGTTTGAGAATAGAGGTTTCGAGGGTAAGGCTAACCTTGAGTTAATCAATGCCCAAAAAGGGAACAAGGTTAACGAAGGGGATGTACCTGTTAGACAAGCTGAGATCGGCAAAATCTCGGCTGACTTGCAAGTTGCTTCAATTGGGGAAAATATCAAGGGGCTTGATGCCCTATTCGCGGCGGGGACCATTAGTAAAGAAGAATATACCAAACGATCGATGGATTTACGATCGTCTTTAGTTGAGGCCACGACGAAAGCAGCGCAAGCTGAATTAGCGGTTGAGCAAGCCAAAAATAAACGCATCATTGATGATTTTGAATTGACCATCAAGAAGCGCGAGGTTGGACGAAAGGAGAAGACCGGAGCGGAAACAGTCGGGTTAATCAATGCCCAGAAAGGAAACAAAATCAATGAGTCAGACGTTGCCATAAAACGCGCTGAGATATCATCCACATCGGCTAAAGGTGAGCTGTCCGAGGCTAGACAAGAGATGACTGAAGTCGATGCGCTTAAGGCCAAGGGTGTCATTACAGAGCAGGAATACACCAAGCGCAAAATTGACCTTCGATCGAGACTCGTTGACGCCACAATCAAAGCGGCAGAAGCTGAATTAGCGATTGAGCAAGCTAAAAACAAAAAGATCTTAGCTGACTGGGAACGTAATGTTAAGGCTCGTGAACTTGCCACAAAACGGCTAGATGCTGCTGCCAGTATTGACCTTGCTAAAGGCCAAGCCAAAAATCAAATGACCGACGACGAAGTGGCTGTTAAAAAAGCTGAGAATCAAGGAAACAGCGCCAATGCATCGGCTAACAACATCCAATCACAGCTTGGTGAATTAGACGGGTTGAGAGCGCAGGGAGTCATCACTGATGAGGAATACGCACGCCGGAAGATGGACCTTGAATCTCAGCTATTAGATGCCAAAGTGAAATCGGCTGAAGCTGAGCTAGCGATTGAACAAGCAAAGAACCGTAAGATTGTAGATGACTATGATATTGCTCAAAAGAAAAAGCTCTTCATCCTTGGCATTAAGGATAAGACCGATAACCTGATGGCCAATTTCAATCAATTAAATGGGACGATCCAAGGTGAAGGCGGCGGGTCTGAAGCGAGGAAACGCGAGATTGCTTCCACAAGGAAAAGGATTGATATCGCAGATAAGGCGATCGATAAAGATGTTGATTTGCGGAATGATGGCACGATTAGTCAGAAAGAATTCACCGATCGATCTCAGAACAATTCCAACACTCTTCGTAGTGAAGAAGAGAAGCTAGTGAACCTCTTAATTCAAGAACGTCAAAGCTTGTACCAAAAGGAGCACGACGCTCTTACCCGCAACACTAACGTCCTTATCAGAGGGCTAGAGTTAAGCAAAACCCGCGCAGGTTTAGCGTCGCAACTTGACGGAGCTAAGCAGGGTTATGCTGAGTCGGCTGTTGGGCTAGGCAAAGCTAAGGCTGAGAATGCGATCGCTAAGATTGAAGCCAACGAAGGCCCATCTAAGGCCCGTGATACAATGGTTGCAAACATTAGATTGCAATCATTAGAGGCTATCCAAAAAGCTGAAATGCTCATCCTTGACCTTAAGGAGAAACAGCAAGCGTCATCGCTAAGACAAGCGGCGATCGAAGCTCAAATAAGCTTTGGCAAGCAAAAGATCGCTGTATCCGAATCACAGCGCAAACTGAAAGACGCGCTTATCACTGGCGACACTAATCAGATTGCGAATGCTCAGGATGATGTGGCAGGTCAACAGCAAATCCTTGGATTAGAAGGCGAGAAAATACGATCGATTGAAACACAGAATCAACTATCCACCGCCAAGATAGGCATTGACAGACAGGCCGCTAAGTTAGGCATGGATACCGAACTAACCAGGGCGCGAGGTGCAGTCAGACAGGCGGGCGGATTCGCCGGGGGTACTCAAGTTCAACAAAACCGAGTCATTGGCGGTGGTAGCTTTGGCGGCGGCATTGATTTAAGCGCCTTGAACGCGATCGGCAGCCAGAACAATATTAAGCCTATCAACTTGGGTCCGGTGGCTCCGCTGCCTATCTTTGACCCGTTAGCGAAACAGATAGGATCACCGACCGCAGGTATCGATCGCACGGTGGCACAAAACGCGGTCCCTATGGCATTGGACGATCGTAATATTGTGGCTGCTATCAATAAGCTAGGCGACAGGCTTGATAAGTTAGCTCCGCAAAAAGCTGGGGACAATAGACGAATGCCTGGATATTCAGATCAGTTAGAAGCACAGACTGCTAATACTTACGCAAGGACTTGATAATGTTTCAGGACAACGCCCCACCACGATCGCAAATGTTCACAAGCCCTAATCCACGATGTGCTTTTTGTAATGTTCGCCTAAGCATTTCGCCATCGGGTAAAACTTGGCTAACAGGTTCATGGGACGTGATGTCTAGGATGGTTTGTAGGGTTTGCCCTGGCACTGAAGAAGATAATCTAGAATCGAATATTTGACGCTGGGAATAATAAGGGAACATGAACGAGACGTTTTTGTTGCGGCGGGATGCCGAATTGAACCCTACAAAGTTTAAAAATCATGCTCAGTTTCATCGAGGCCGTAGCAGCCGATCCGGATTCCCAGGCGGGAATCATGATGGAAGAATTCATTAGAGAAGATCCTATTTTCTCGACTCTAGGTTTTGTTAATGAACCAACCCCTGTTTACACTTACAGCCAAGTCGTAAAAAGTTCCACTGCCGGAATGCGTGGATTGAATGAGGAGTTACGTGGTGAGCCATCGCGTGAATCAGACAGTTACGAGACGTTTAAGTTGATGTCTGATTTAATGCAAACTGACTGGCAGGTTGCAGCGATCGACCCTAACCGAAAAGCTCGTGAAGAACTCCGTAAGATCCGCGCATTTAAAGATCTGTGGATTCGTCAATTTTTCAATGGTTCAACTTCGCTCAATAACCGTGAGTTTGATGGTCTTCGGGCGCGAGTTGAAAAGCTCCCCCGCCAATGGTTGCATAATGACCCAGCAGGCGCTCCATTATCTTTGCGGAAGTTACGTCAAGCTATTCTGCGAACGAAAAGCGCAACCGCTATTCTAGTCTCGGCCGACTTGCTTGATTGGATTAGTGAATCGTCACAATCTGGCGTCCTTAAAGGTTCTGTTTTTTATAAGCAGGATGAACTAGGTCGATTGGCAATGATGTACAACGGCTTACCAATCTTGGCGATCGCACGGGATGAAATGGATCGGGAAATGTTACCCGCAACTGAAATCTCATTTGATGGAACGACGATTAATAACACTTCGATCTATATCGTTAGCTGCCGTGACGGTGGCCTTCAAGGCATCAATTTTCAAGGGCCAAAGGGATACGGCTTTAATGTCGTTGAACAAGGCTTACGTGGTGTCTACGATCAAACTTTGGTTGAGTATCGTACAGGCATTGTGATTGAAGATAAGCGATCGGTTACGCGTCTTGATGGAATCAACCTAGCTCCGGTGACTACCTAATGACTAACTCTTACTACTACGCGGGTTTTGCCCCGTCTCGTGAAAAGTTTATCCCAGACGCAAAAAATGAATTGCGTAATCGCTTTAAGGTTGGACCCATTACGGTCACAACTTCTGAGCCTGCAATCCCTTTTGAATCTCGCCACTTACACGGCTTGAAAGTTGAACTTGGCGCTGATTCGTACACGCCTTATAACCCAGGCGTTGACTATTGGCAGGTCTCGATCGATACCTCTACTCAGCCCACGACTGGATTCACTACGATCGCTAGCACGGTCGTTGGCCGAGTTGAGAAAGGTTTAGTTGGAATTGATGGTGAAATTGCATTCACTGGTTTGATGATTGAATCAATTACTCCAGTGTCTCAATATGCCAGAGTTACGGCTACAAAGGTAGGCAGTCCAGGCCCACTTAACTACAATGCTCACCTCTCACCAACGATGATAATGTAATGCATCAAAAACTTTACAAATGGATTGATGAAGCCCTTGAAGACAGAGAAATTGATGTTATTGATGTCTCTGCATGGCTTAGTCATGGTTGGTCTTTACTCCCCCCAGCGGCTGCTCCTGAAGCTGTTGAACCAGCACGGAAAAAGGTCGTACCTAGCGAGACGAAATGAGCGTAATTAATCCACCAATTCAGCATGATTTATTAAACAATACGCAACTATTTCAATTTGGTTGCGTACATCAGATAGATCAGTATGGTGCAATTGTTGGAGGCGTTCGGGTTGATGCTAACGGTCAAGTCGTTACTCAGTCTGGAACAGCTACGATCGCTCAAAGAACTATCACAGGTGGCTCTTTAACGATTGATAGTGTTAGTGCTGGCAAGCCTCTAAGCTCTACCGATTACCTGTGTCAATCAGTTCAGATCACGTCAATCAGATCTGACTGGACAGGCAACACGGGGCTAATTGGGGTCGGTGATACAACAACTTGGTATACGGCCTTTAGGCCAATGGGTGCTCAGATTCTTGACGCTCCGGCAGGTGGCGTTTTGAACTTGAAAAGCGTCATTGTTTATGGCTCTGTGATTGGCGATCAAGTCAAATTTCTAGTGTTTAACTCCGTCTAGGACTGGAGAATCAAATGTCTGTTTTTGGATATTCACCGGGCTATCAACCCGTACAAACACCCGCCGCAATAGGCTACACCCACACTCAAGCCTTCTTGTCTACGTCTTGGGTTGTCAACCACAACCTAAACCGATTTACTTCGGTCACAACGTACAGACAAGACGGGCTAAAAGTTGAGGGGACCGTTATTGCTAGTAGTCCCAATGTTTCTACAATTACCTTTGCCCTCGCGGTAGCTGGTATCGCATATGTCCTCTAGGAGTTAGAAATGCCTACTTTTTTAGATCACGTTGATTTTTCCAAAGTTGAAGCCAGAAATCTAGTCGTTCATAAACTAGCAGCAGCCCCAGCTTCCCCAGTTGCTGGTCAGATCTATTACGACACAACTATAAACAAACAAGGAACCTATAACGGGGTCTCTTGGGACTACGCAGGTAGTGGCGCGGTAACTTCCATCACCGCAACAGTTCCGCTCGTTTCAACTGGCGGAAATACCCCGACCCTTTCGATTTCGCCTGCAAGTGGAAGCCTTGCCGGGACAATGTCGCTTAGCGATTTTGTTAAACTGAGTGCATCAACTGCACTTAACACAGCGTCGGCGATCGTACAGCGTGACAGCTCGGGCAATTTCATCGCTTCAACTATCACTGCAGCCTTGACCGGGACAGCATCAAATGCGGCCAATCTAGGAACCCAAGCACCTGCATTTTACACAGCCAGGGCGAACCATACAGGGGTCCAAACCAGCTCTAC